GCTAACTCGGTAAATAAGGCTATAGACCTTGGATTTAAGGTATCATTATTCCCTGAAAGTTTCAGGCATAAGGATATCAATGATGCAGTTAAGGCAGGTATGACTAAGCAACAACTGCAAGAAATGATATTACTTAATGCTAAATCAGGTGCTGAGGCTAAATTGGAACTAATTTTCAGAAGGAAATGTTAATGATTGATCCATCTAAATTCCAACACGCAGATGTTCATTTTAATTTGGTCGCATTTGACCTGCAAGCGATCAATAAGGACAAGAGCCTTTATAATGTAATTTTGAAATTTTACAAGAGCGACGAAGAGAAACGAGAGATCGTTGGTGGAATGTACATGAGAACAAATATCATTGTCTCCAACACAGCAGAAGCGTTCGTCGCCATTCAGGGGATCTTGGAGACTGGTGTTTTATTACACGAAATTAGCGCTACAGGCTTTATTTACGACGAAGACAACGTTAAAATTGATTCAGTAAACTGGAATGAAATTGAATACGCCGACGTTGAAGCCGCAACTTTGAAGGCAATAAATACAGTTCCTGGCAATTCAACCATACATTGAGGTAATCAACGATGACAACTATCAAGATAAATTCGCAAATTTGCGATAATATAGAAGATGATGTTTTTATAACCAATTATATAAAAGAAATCATCAATCAACAATTAGGCGAATTTAAGGTTGATGTCACCGATCAATCTGACTATATCAAACAGAAACTACGAAATATAGTCAATAAATTGATGTTCTTTTATACCCAGAGACAAATAGACGTCAATATTACCTTTTATGAAAAGGTCACTCCGAAGAGAGAGACCATTGTTGAAGTTGACCTTACAGAAACCCCTGTGGAACCACTTCCTATCGAAGAGACCACTGTAACAGAAGAGACTCCGGTAACGACGCGAAAGAGAAAATAAATCATGAATATTGACTACACCAGGGACGCTTTGTTCGACGAACTCGGTCTAAAGCGGTTGAAAGATTCTTACATGATGGAGGGCGAAAAGTCACCACAGGATAGGTTTGCTTATGTTTCTAAATCTTTTGCTTCTAACGATGAACATGCTCAGAGGCTCTATGATTATAGTAGTAAGCACTGGCTTTCTTACAGCACTCCTATTCTGTCGTTTGGTAGAAATAAGCGTGGCTTGCCTATATCTTGCTATCTCGACTATATCGAAGATACTGCGGAGGGTCTTGTTGATAACCTATCAGAAACTAATTGGCTCTCTATGATGGGAGGCGGCGTCGGGGTGCATTTTGCTATCCGTGGCGCTGATGATAAGTCCGTTGGTGTTATGCCTCATCTGAAGGTTTACGACGCAGCTAGCTTGGCATTCAAGCAAGGAACAACTCGGCGTGGTTCTTTTGCTGCTTATTTGGACATTAGTCATCCTGATATCATTCAGTTCCTTGAGATGCGTAAGCCAACTGGCGATCAGAATATGCGCACTCTCAACATGAATCACGGAATAAATATCAGTGATGAATTCATGCAGATTATTGAAAACTGTATGCTTGATCCTGAAGCGGATGATCGCTGGGAACTGAAGCAACCGAACAACGGCAAAGTCGTTGAGGTTGTGTCTGCAAAGGAACTATGGATGCGCATTCTTGAGATGAGAATGCAAACAGGTGAACCTTATCTTTGGTTCATCGATACTGCCAATAGGGCAGTTCCTGAGTTCCAGAAAAAACTTGGTCTTCGTAATAACGGTTCTAATCTTTGTTCAGAGATTAGCTTGGTAACGTCAAAAGACAGAACAGCAGTTTGTTGCCTGTCTTCTCTAAACCTAGAATACTACGATGACTGGAAAACTGATCCGTTGTTTATCGGTGATGTTTTGGAAATGTTGGACAACGTTATTACGCATTTTGTTGATAACGCACCTGATCATATTGCTCGTGCTCGTTATTCCGCTATGCGCGAACGTAGCGTTGGTATTGGCATGCTTGGCTTCCATGCATATCTTCAGAAGAATGGTATCGCATTCGAAGGAGTGATGGCGAAAGCTCTTAATAACAAGATCTCCCGTCAGATTCGAACTCAACTCGATGCAAAGAATGAAGAACTCGCTATCATTCGTGGTGCTTGTCCTGATGCAGCAGAAGCTGGTATTCTGAAGCGTAATACTCATGTCATGGCTGTTGCACCTAACGCATCTAGCTCGATCATCATGGGGAATACTTCACCGTCGATTGAACCGTATGCAGCTAATGCTTATCGTCAGGATACTTCTTCCGGTGCATATTTGACCAAGAACCGTTTCTTGGATAAGATCATCCTCGAAGAGGCATCTAAACATAATGATGCTTGGTACGATGATACTTGGGCGTCTATTATTGCCAACGATGGTTCCGTTCAGCACCTGGAGTGGATGGACGAAGAAACCAAGATGGTATATAAGACTGCGAATGAGATCGATCAACGTTGGGTGATTGAACATGCCGCTGATCGTCAAGAATTTATTGATCAAGCTCAGAGTGTTAATTTGTTCTTCCGACCCGATGTTAACATCAAGTATCTGCATGCTATTCACTTCATGGCTTGGAAGAATGGATTGAAGTCGCTTTACTACTGCCGCAGTTCCAAGTTGCGCAAGGCAGATAAAGTCGGTCAGCGTATTGAGCGTAAGAGAATTGAAGAAGAAATTGACATGGAGTCACTGGCACAAGGTGATACTTGCCTTGCTTGTGAGGGATAAATGAACTTTGATTTGAAATGGATATCTACTATCCTTTTTATTTTCGGTGGTACGTCAGTAGCTCTTCAAACTCCATGGATTAAATATGCTTTCCCTGGATTTGTTTTGGCTCATGCTATACTGACTTACTATTTCGCAAAGTTACATTTTAATAAACCTCTGCTAGTGCAGAACATATATTTCTTCGTGGTTAATATCGTTGCCACTTTTGTGTGGTTTTCGAAATAAGGAACATAATGATTAAGAAACACAAACCAAAACTGACCGAGAATCGATCATTCTACAAGCCATTCAATTATCCCTGGGCATTTGACGCATTTAAGCAGTCGGAGCAAATGCATTGGCTGTGGAATGAAGTTCCTATGCTTGAAGATGTTGCTGACTGGAAGAATAAACTCTCTGAGAGCGAGAAGCAATTCCTGACTCACATCTTCCGCTTCTTCACTCAAGGTGATATTGACGTCTCTGGTGCATATGTTAAGAATTACCTTCCCACATTCCCTCAGCCAGAAGTTCGCATGATGCTGAGTAGCTTCGCTGCACGCGAGGCAATTCACGTTGCTGCTTACTCGCATCTGATTGAAACCCTCGGAATGCCGGAAACAACTTACAATGAATTCCTTGAGTACGAGGAGATGAAAGAAAAGCACAACTATGTTGAGTCTTTCGTTGGCAGCGATTCAAAGAATATAGCTGAGCAGATTGCTGTATTCTCTGCATTCACTGAGGGTATGCAGTTGTTCAGTTCTTTTGTTATGTTGTTGAATTTCGCTAGATTCGGCAAGATGAAAGGTATGGGGCAGATTATTGCTTGGTCTATCGCCGATGAATCTCTGCATTGCGAGTCAATGATTCAGCTGTTCCGTGATTACATCAAAGAGAACAAGGAAATGTGGACCGACGAACTGAAGTCAAAGGTTTACGTTGTTGCTGAGAAGATGGTTGAACTTGAAGATAAGTTCGTTGATCTTGCATTTGGTGTATCTGATATGCAAGGTCTAACTAAAGAAGAAGTCAAGCAGTATATTCGATATATCGCTGACAGACGTTTGATCTCATTGGGTCTAAAGGGTATCTTCAAAGTGAAGAAGAATCCATTACCTTGGGTTGACGGAATGTTGGGTACTACTCACACGAACTTCTTTGAGCAAAGAGTCACCGACTATGCGAAAGGTGCTCTGACAGGTTCTTGGTCGGAAGTATGGGCTTAATTGGAGATAATATGAAACTTTTGAAATTTTATGCTGATTGGTGTCAGCCTTGCAAGATGCTAACTAATACTATTAACGATACCAAGCATGACTTGTTAAACGATTATCAAAATATCGATATCGAACAAGATATGGAAACCGCTATGAAATATAAAATTCGCGGAGTCCCTGCGTTGGTTATCACTAATGATTCCGGAGATGAGATTCGTCGGGTATCTGGTTATTTGAATGAACAACAACTAATAAAATTTTTGGACGGAGAGTAAATGCAGAAAGTTAGTTTTATTTGCGACACATGTGAGGCGAAGGGATCAGTTAGAATTCCCGATGATTACGACGATTATCGTGTAGAATTCTGCCCCTGTTGTGGTTCTCCTCTGCCAGAGGAAGACTACGACGAAGATGACGAGTGATTGGCACTGGTCAGATGGTAATATTGTAACTGAATTTCCTGAGAAATCCGTGGGATTTATTTATAAGATAACGAGAAAATCCGACGGAAAATACTATATTGGTAAGAAGAAATTAACTTTCAAGCGGACAAAGGTCGTTAAAGGTAAAAAGAAACGGCTATTAGTTGAGTCCGATTGGAAAATATATTATGGATCATCTGAAGAATTAAAATCCGACGTTACATTACTCGGTGAAGAATCATTTCACCGAGAAATACTTCATGTTTGTTTTAGTTTGAGTGAATGCTCTTACAGAGAAACTGAAGAAATCTTCAAGCGTGGTTGCTTGCTAGATCCGAACTCCTACAATAGCTGGGTTAGCTGTAAGATCCACAAAAAACACGTGTTCGGGAAGATAAAGTAGCTTTTCTTTTATTTTGATCCACGGTAAAATTACTACATAGTTCATATCAACTATTTTTGTGAAGGGTACCATGGAAAAGAAAATCAACACCATTGACATCAATCGAAACGTCAAAGTCGTTGTTCTGGATCAAGCTAAGTTAGAACCGCGTCCGGATCTGGTTGGAAAGTGGATTGACGAGACGCATTATCATACTCTTGTGCAGTCCGATATGGACTTGTATCTTCCACCTGATTGCGCGGTCGGAATGGAAAGCAATGACTGTGATAAAGACTGCTCTAACTGCGACTCGGGTCTTGATGAACGTCAGATCGTCTTCAAGTTCCGAAAGAATTACTTCAGCCCAGAACTGGTACAATCTGCATACGAAGGTCTGCGCGATGCTGCCACTGAAACTCAGAACCGAGGAACTGCCGCTGGACCACGAGAAGGAACCCTTGGTAATCGCGAGTGGGTTACTGCATATCAGTGGGAAATCCTGGATGCGTTCAAAGACACCGATGCTAGTTTGGTGAAAGAAGACAAGGTCCAGAAAGTCATTGACAAGTGGGCAACTCTTGACAAGAAACAAGTTACGACCGCCAAGGCAAAAGTCTGGGCAACTCTGGCTACTCGAGAGGTCAATTTCAACTTCGATGAGTGGGTTGAGAAAACTCGAAAGCTGGATCCATACGAAGCTGCTGAACAAGCCAAGTGGGTCGAAACAAAACTTGTCACCAACACAACGTATGCCAACTCGGTGTTCTCCGGAATAGCTGGCTGGTATGATCGATACCCACGTATTCCTTGGGGTCGCGCCACTGCTTACACTGAGAACTATCCAGAGAAGTTTGCGAAATCATTCCCGTATCTGAAGCATTTGTCTGATGCTTTTGAACAGATGTTACCATGGCGTTATAACAATCAGATGGAAGCGGCGAAGAAGATTGACCCGAAGTTCCTTGTTCCAGATACTCCGTTCTCAACGATCACTGTTAACAAGAACTTCCGTACCGCTGCGCATTATGACCCTGCGAACATGGAGAATGGCTTTGCCAACATCTGCGTGTTCAGTAATAATGGTAACTATTCCGGAGCTTACTTGGTTTTCCCTGAGATTGGTTACGCAGTTGACGTTCGTCCTGGCGATCTGTTATTCGTTAACAATCAAGCTGGTCTCCATGGAAATACCGAGTTAGTTCTTCATGATGATACTGTCGAGAGAATTTCGATTATTGCCTTTTTCCACGAAGGTATGTTGTCTCTTGGCTCATGGGAATATGAGCAAGCTCGAAAGGAATACGTCAAGACGTGTATGACCGACGAGAGCCACCCTTACTGGAGACCTCGTTGGAATGGCGTGTTCGAAGGGATGTGGGCTGATAAGGAAGAAAAGAATTCCGACTATGCCAATGCAAAGGGATGGTACGAATTTATGCTAACTAAACCAGATGGTAAAGATTGGATTGCCAAGCACCATCCTTGGCTTGATGTCGTATTCGGGGAAGAAAACAATCTTTCTACATTCTTTGGATAAATTATGACTCTTGAAATCTATATTCCTACATTCATGCGAGAGGATAAGCAGAAGTGCTGGAAGGCACTTCCGCCTTCCATCCAAAAGATGGTAACTCTTGTTACTCACAGTGGTCGAGCAGAAACTCTTCAACAATTGAACCCAGATGCCAAGGTCATCGATCTTGGCGTTACCGATGGAATTGCTGATGTACGCCAGAAGTTATTGATGCGTGCGACTTCTGACAAGGTTTTGATCATCGATGACAGCTGCATCTTTAAGAAACGCAATGAAGAATTGAAACTCCGCGAGATGGCTGAGGCTGACTACCTTGATATGTTCTCAATGGTTGAGAAACTGCTTGACGAATATGCAATGGTTGGTATCAGTGATCAGGCTGGAAACAACCGAGTTCCTGAAGATCAAAAAGAAATTGGTCGCAGTTACAGCTGTTATGGCGTAAACCGTCAAGTCTGGAACGAGAACGGTATCAGTTTCGACGGCATGTACCGAAAGAACCCTGAGATCAAACTCTACGAGGACTTCTACGCTATTCTTAAGATGCTTACTAGCGGATTGAAGAATGTGCTCATCTACAAATACGCATTCTCTCATGCGCACGGGAAGGCAGGTGGAAATTCCACGATCAGAACCAATGCATTACAGAAGAAGTGTATTGAGGCACTGATTAAAGAATTTCCTGGTCTGGTACAGCTTGTTAAGAAAGAAGACCCAAGCTGGAATGCTGGGCTTGCTGACACGGAAAACTTTAGATGGGAATGCCAAATCTCTTGGCAAGAAGCGTTCAAACGAAGTGCAAATACGGGTAGCTTAGATGACTTCTTTGGTTGAAGAACTGAACTCATTTGATCTAACAGGCAAGATAATTTGCTTTGACCTAGATCATACCCTCTGCATCCCTGGAGAGGGTTCTGATTCATACAGCAAGTATGCGAAAGCTCTGCCGATCGAGGACTCGATTGCTAAACTTAAACTTTACAAGTCGCGGGGATGTAGTATAATCATTTTTACGGCAAGACGAATGCTTACTCACAAAGGCAACGTCAGAAAAGTCATCGATGATATTGGGAAGATCACTGAAGATTGGTTGGAACAGCATCAAATCCCTTACGATGATCTGATATTCGGCAAACCGTACTACGACTTTATAATTGACGACAAAGCTATAAACGCACTTGATATATGAAATACGCGATCATTCCTGCTGCTGGTTCAGGAACTAGAATGAAAGAGCTCGGGAAGAACTATGCCAAGACTGTTCTTCCTTATGAAGGTAAACCGATTCTTGTCCATATCATCGACAGTCTCGAGGAGACAATAAATCCTGATAAGATTATTGTTGTCTATTCAAACGATGATCATCTTGCTCAGCTAAAAGAAGCTACACGAGCTTATGATAAAATCGTTGACTTCATCCAGGTTGACCCGCACGGTCGGCAAGGTCCAGCCAAGTCGATCATGAGCGGTATCCCGACTGATGTTACTCATGACGATGAATTGTTCATACATCTTAGTGACTTCGTGACTGTTAACAGGAATGCTCTAGCAATTCCTCAGGATTCAATCGCTGCGTTCTCCGTTATTGACCAACATCGCTGGTGTATGGTTGAGGAAGAATCTTCCAAGCTAACTTTCTTTGATAAACCAAAGGAACGGGTTGAGACTGATCTGGCAGTTGCTGGCTTGTATCGTATTTCCGATGCGAAGTATTTCCTCTACGCAAGCATGTATCGAGAAGACTCGGCGACTG